GTGTGTTATATGCAAAAAATATTTTGAAATACAAGACCCTCCGCCAGCTTGCTGCCATCATATAAGAGAAGGCATGGGAAAAGGACAGCGAAATAATGATTATATGGTGTTGCCGCTTTGCCATGAACATCATCAAGGTAATACTGGTTTTCATGCAGGGAAGAAAACTTTTATTAGTAAATGGGGAACAGAGTCAGAACTGCTTAAATGGGTTTTAGACAAAATGGAGGAATAATTATGATTGAATATGCTTTTGTATTGGTAATAAGCACCAATCCAATAGAAGATGATTTTAAATACATAGGTAACTTTGAATCTTGTCATCATGCAGAACTTTATATTTCTTTATACCATCCTGACAAAAGAGCAAGTAAATGTTTACTGCAGCAGTACATTTATTTACCTGAAAACATTATTATAAAAAATATAGATATGCGTAGAGGCACAATAAGATATTATGATGAACATGATATGTGTAAAGTAAGGAGAGATTGTGATGAGTAAAGGTTCAGGGCGTAGACCTTCAAAAGTATCAGATGATAAAGTTCAAGAAGCATGGGAGCGTATTTTTAAAACAACAAAAAAATTAAGGGAAAAAGATGGCAAAGATGAGTCCGACACAACTGACATTACGAAAGCTAAAGACAGATGGTTGGACAACACTAGCGATTGTTGAGCATTGGAATCCGTTTGCTAGAAAAGGCATGGGAATAAGACAAGACTTGTTCGGATTTATAGACGTATTGGCTATTAGTGATGATGGTGAAGTATTAGCCATTCAATGCACCAGCAAATCTAATATGTCTGCTAGGATTAAAAAAATTGAGTCCAACCCTCATTTGCCAGCTTGTCGTGCTGCCGGCTTTCAGATTGAAGTATGGGGGTGGTTTAAAAACAAACAAGGAAGGTGGGAATGTAAAATTGAAGATATTTCATGATTTAATTTTGACATCATTAGATGGATTGCAGTTTAAAAGACATGAAGTTGTAGATATGATTTTAAATTGTATTGGTGATGATAGGAAAACTTGCAAACAAATTTCAGATGAACTTAATTTTAGTTATCAAATAATTAAGAATTTAATCCGCAAGTTAGTTGTAGATGAATTAATTATAGGAACTCCGGTAAAACGGTATAAATATTATTCAAAACTCAATAAAACTTGTTTATTAGCTGAAATGTTTTATAATCATGAAAACATATTAAAAAACTTTAAAATTAAGAAAAGAAAAAAGCATAGTTTGGAAAATTCTAAAAATATAAGTTCAGGATCTAATATGTTTGGCCATGTAAGTGCTGGCCATATATTAGATATTATTTATGAAGAAGGAGGAATCTAATGGAACAAAGATCTGATGAATGGTTTAGTGCTAGGTTAGGCAAAGCTACAGCAAGTCGTATCAATGACATAGATGCTGAGATTAAGACTGGTGAAGCATTAGTAAGAACTAAGTATAGAATACAGTTGGTCACAGAAAGGCTTACCGGCCAAAGAACTGAAACTTTTGTAACTGCCGCTATGCAGAATGGCATAGACACAGAGGATGAAGCTAGAGATTTTTATATTGCAAAGCACGACTTTGTAACTGAAACAGGGTTTGTAGATCATCCTACTATAGACATGGCTGGCGCATCGCCAGACGGTCTTGTTGGTACTGATGGGTTAATTGAGATTAAAGTTCCGCAGCCACATACACATACCGAATATTTAATTTCAAGACAGGTGCCTAAAAAGTACCTAAACCAGATCTATTGGCAACTTGCTACTATGCCAGATAGAAAGTGGTGCGACTTTGTGTCGTACTGTAACTCGTTTCCAGATGAATTAAAAATGCTTGTTATTAGAGTTGAAAGAGATGATAAGCGCATTGCTGTTCTGGAAGATAAAGTAAAAAAATTCTTAACTGAAGTTGAGGATACTGTTAATTTTTTAAAAGGAAAATAATATGGCTTTTAACAAAATAGGTACATTTGTATTAGGAAAGAATGACTATAAAGATAAAGATTCCAAACCAGACCAAACTGGGAAAGCAACTATAAATGGTAAGGAATATAAAATAGCTGGGTGGGTTAATGAAAGTCCTCAGGGTAGAAAATATATTTCTGGTGAAATAACTGAGGAAGTTGAAGATACTCAGCCAGAAAAAGAAATAGAGGTTGCAAGTATAGGGGATATTCCTTTTTAGGAACTCCCCCATGCTTAATTACTTATTCATTACATACATTGTAACTTCAAAGCCGAAACGCATTTCTGTTGCAGCAGGTTTTGTCCACATGGTTTATTCCTTAAAAAAGTTAATCAAGGCTAAATTATACTTTATATGTAGTGATAATATTATTGATAAATGTATGAGTTGGAGGTAATAATAATAATGACTAAACAAAAAATATTTAAAAAATCAACTGTAGAAGAAATATTAAAAAAATCAGAAGAATTACCTGATGATCAACGAGTTCAAGTTTTATTAAAATTATTAAAAGATTTAAACTATGTAAAAATAAATAATAAAGAAAAATTATTTAAAAAATTTTGGAAATCACAATTAAAAAATATAAAACACGAAGATAAAGTTTTATTATACACAGACAATTAAAGGAGGTTAATTAATGAAATGTATAATCGCAATAGGAAGCTATACTGTGGTAATCTTATCAATGTGTTTTTATGGTTATGTTTATATGAATACCGATAAACACAATTATGAGTGTAAAAAGGATAAACTGTTTAAATCAGCAACACCAAACAGTTATGTTTTTATTAAAACCAGAGAAGAATGTTTTGATATTCGAGATGAACCTTTAATTAAGGAGGTAAAAAAATGAGTGATCCGATAAATCCAGATCATTATAAACATGGTGGCATTGAAACAATTGAATACATCAAGGCTAAGATGTCACCAGTTGAGTTTTATGGTTATTTAAAAGGTAACGCTTTAAAGTATGTTAGTAGAGAAGGATTAAAATCTGAAAAGATTGTAGATAAAATTACTGATATTGATAAAGCTATATGGTACCTATTAGAAATGAAAAAAACACATCAAACAGAATTAGCAGTATTAGAAGCTAAAGCTAAACAAGATGTGTGGATAGACGATGCATTAAATGATGAAAGTTAGACGAGGCAGAATTGTTAAACAAGGAGTAGATTTAGGAATGGAGCCATTTTTATGCCATAAGTGCGGCAAGCACGCAGTTTTTTTTGGCTCTGATAAGAAATGGTATTGTGGAATTATTGTTGGTTTTGGAACAATGAATAGTAAAGGATATTGCAAAAATGAGCAAAAAGAAAAAAGAGATACAAGTACATAATTTTATCTGGGAAGGTATGCCATACACTATGGCATTTATTCCTAGTGAAAACGGATGGCAATATCAATTAATGTATGAGCAAACTTATAAGGTAATTACAAAAGGCGAAATAGAGTATTAGTGTATTGAGCTACAAGAATAAGACAAAATATAAATACACAAACAAGTGAAAATAAAATTAATACTGTTGCAGCAATGACATCTCTAGTCATCCAAATCTGGCCTGTTGCAGTAGATATGATCAACGATCAACTCAACATCGGATCCGTCATCAAAATAAATGATCATAGTATCTTCACCAACAACGACATCTACAGCATCAATCATCTTACCGGTCATATGCTCGGCAATTTCTTGAATGTCCATAACTTCCCTCCTTAAATGCTGATATTTGAGCTTGAAGGTTTGACCATCTTTGCTCTGTTGCTCCTTGACCATTTGCCGCAATTTTGACATTGGTAACGCTGAAAAACGGATTTTATATTGCAACAAGTTCCCCTTTTATGTAATTGATCACTACCACATGATGGGCATACTTGATCAACTGTAAAATGATTATGATTAGGATGTGTTTTAATCCAACCTAACATTTTTTGATAGACTTTCTCTAATATAACAACATCGTTCATGTTATATTTTTTCATGGTTTTCCATGCTTTTCTATCTTTGGCCATACATTTCAACCAAAGCTCATGGCCTTCGTGGTGAGTTTTTTGCCCAACACCTAATTGTTGCGCTACATAATCTAGTTTGTTACTAGGGAATTTAAACCTGCTTCTGGAAGTTTTTAGTAAATCTATTTCTTTGTATGGTGATGGAGGATTCATCCCATGCAATAAAAATTCTTTGTTGAGTGTAGGTATATCAAACTTACTACCATTGTAATGAATGACTGCATCACATTCATCTAAAAGTCTATGGATCCTCTTAATCATGTTCTTATGAGTGTTTTCCATAATAGAATCAAACATGACTTCTTTTTTGCCTAGCCATTTAGCTGCCCAACACATGACATAACTAGATTCCATAAGCTGATTAATGCTTACATTTTGATTCCAAAGCCCCCATACATGAGCAGTATTTGGAGCGGTTTCAATATCTAATAATAAGATCTGCATTACTTAGTATATAACGATGTTCCATTGTGGTCTATGATTAATGCCTGTTTTCTAGGAGTTCTACCACTCTCTGCGAAAGATATATGAACCCATAAATTATACTCATTAATAATTTGGTCGTAAGGAATATCGCTATCAACAATGGCAGCGACAGCACTATCAATATTATGGTTGCCACTAGGTCTGAAGTCTGCAGCCAACCCTTTGACATGAGCAGATGTGGGTTTAGACTT